TGCCGCAGGTTCCAAGACGCATTGCCCTTGATCGTCGCCACCGGCCGAATCTGCTTCGTGATCGGGACAAGCCTGCCCTCCCAGTTGTTCGCCAGAGCCTGCACGGTCAGCTTGCAGAGAAGCTGCGCCAGATCACCATCGGGATCACCAGCGAACAGCCAAGCAGCGTTTGCAAAGCTCAGAAGTGGCCTGCCGACCCCGCGTGCAGCGGAGTTGACCTTGCCGTTCATCAGTTGCGTGTCCAGCGCATCCAGTTGGATCATCATGCGCCGGGTTTCTTCTAGCGCCGGGTCATCGAACAGCGCCAAGTAGGCGTCGATGCCGAGTTCATCCATGTGCTGCTCGTCATCGGTTGTCCGCTTGGATGCGGTCGTGACACGCGGCGGCTGTTGCTCGAACCAGAGCTTGTCCTTGGTGTTGCGCCAGTCGATGCGGCGGTTGTGAGTCCGGAGCGCCTGCCTGTTGACGGCTCGCAGCGGCTGTCCGTCCAGCTCATAGTAGTGGATCGGCCGAAGCTCCTCGTCTCCAGCCATCTGCCGGTAGATCTGCTCTGCGCGGATCGGATCATCGAACGCGGACAGAGCACCGATAGCGCAACCGAACCGTTGCGTGCCTGCTTGGTTGGCTGACAGCGCCTGTGCCCCGATGCGCTTGTCGTAGATGCCCGGCCCGCTAGTGGACGAGTAGTAGCTTTCGTGCGCCGGGATGTTGCCAAGCGTCAGCCAGCGAGCACCGCCGCCTTCGAAATGCAGGGCTTCTGGTTCGCCGAGATCTGCGCCATCGGCGTAAGCCTGTGCATACTGCGTGTAGACGCCAACCGGCCACTGATGGCTGACCGTCTCCCGAAGCTGCTGGTCGATGATGTGCTCTTCGCCGACGGCTGGGAACGTGGCTCGGACCCAGATGGTTGGGGCGCAGCGTGCATCGACGACGCTCGGTCCCTTCACGCAGTTGCCTGCAACCTGCACGTCGTCCCAGTTGTGTCCAGGCACGATGCACACGCGCTCAGCTCCGTCGATAACCACGCTCGGCAGCCAGCCATCATCCATGCGACGTGACCAGCGGATGCCATAGTCAACGACCGGGTGCATCGACTTGATCCGTGCGTAGACGATGACCGTTTCGCGCTGGTTGCCGAAGACGTAGCGGATGACCTGCTCTGCTGGGCTATCCTGGACGACCTCCATGCCCAGCTTCGGAATGCCGATGACGTAGGGCTCATGGACGATGCTTGGATGTAGTCCCAGCTTCGTCGGGATCAGCAGCTTGTTGTCCCGGAACGTGCCGGTGACGGTGTCACCTGGGAACGGGCAGCAGACGTTATAGCTGGCTCCGTGGTGTCCCTTGTCCCGATGCTTGATCGCGGGCAGCCAGCGGCCGTCCTTGGTCTCGAACATCAGGTTTTCGCCGTAGGTCTCCATGTAGACCTTGGGCACGACGACCTTGACCCAGTCGAAGATCAAGCCATCAACCGGGCTCTGGAGCACGAACGGCAGCTTCTCGCTGTCGTTGTGGGTGAGTGATCCAAACATGTTCTTCTCCATCACAGAATTGAAACCTCTCCAGACTGTAGAGCCCGCAACCCAGCGGGCAGAATCTCTGCGTAATGCTTCGGCGTCACGGCGATCCAGACGTAGCTCGCCATGCGTCGGATGAGTCGCCAGTCCAGTCCGTCGTAGGACCGGGTCGCGTCATCGTAGTAGACCTTGTTGTGATCCGCGATAGCGCGGAGCGCATCCGACTCCTCAGAAGTCAGCTTTCGTGTGGCGCTGTCCGGCTTGACTCCGCGTGTCGGCTTGCCGAGGTCTTTGATCGGCGTGTCCAGACGTTCTCTGCCGTAGGTTGTGATCGTCGCCACCCTAGACTTCTTCGTGGTGACGATGAACACCATGCCATCGCGGTGCAGGTTGAGGATCGTGCGGATCGCGTGCTTGCTGCCGTCTCCGGCTCTGTAGTGCGCGACCGATGAGCCGATGTAGTGCATCGGCCCGAACTGGTGCATGGCAAGCAGGCACTTCAACTGCGGGTCGGTGAGCCCGTTTTTGCGCTTAGTGACCATTATCTTCCTGCCAAGCCACCTCACACCTTTCTTCCATCTCCATCCTGATGGCTATTTCGCTAACAAGGTCAATGACCAGCTTTTCCGTTGTTGCGAACATATCTAAATCGCATTCTGGGTGAGCCATTTCCGTCAGCATGTCCTTGAACTCTGGCAGATTGAAAATGCCAGACAAGGCCGCGCACGCATAAGCCCTATAAGCCTCTTGATTCCACTTGCGCTTGCTTCCTGCATCCAGCCTTTGCCTTATGTAATCAGAACTGCGCTTGCATTCCTGAACCGGGAGCGGATCGAAAACTTTGCTCATTTGTATTTACCCCTCTGTTAACTTGCTTGTTGGTCTGAATCAGCCGAGATCATCCACCTTGTCCAAGGCTTCCTTGGCGTCTTCGATCATCGGCAACCTGTCCGGTGTTTCGTCGTAGCTAGAAAGCTCTTCCAGAGCGTTCCGCATGATGCGGATCTTCTCCTTCATCTCCTGGATCACCACCTCAGCGTCTTCCCAGGCTTCGTAGTAGGTGCGTGCGTCTCCCATTACTTGCTCACCCTCCTCTTCTTCTTGCCAATCCACCGGTCAACCAAGAGGTCGCCGTGGACCTTGCGGCCGTGTGTGTCTACGATCTTCCTGATCTCTGATACGGTTTTACCGTATACGCTTGCCAGGAACTCTGCGGTCTTGCGGTCGTAGACAGCAGCGCAGGTGATCGCGTAGATGTCGCGGTCTTCCTTGGTCTCCTCTGGAGGCACCCAGGTGTTGGAGTAGTGGCTCGGAGCTGAAGTCACCTTCCTCTCCTGCTTGACCACCTGTTTCGGCCTCTCTAGGCCCAGTCTGGACAGGTGCTCCTCTGCTGCTTTGATGTCCAGCAGGATGTTGCGCCACTCACCGAGGGTGATCCAGCGCCAGAGAAGCCCGGTCGGGCTCTTCGTCGCCACGCGGTTGGCCTGAGCCAGGAGCTTGTCGGCTTCCTCCTGAGTCAGGACGTGCCCGGTCTTCAGGATCAGCTCGGCGGCGTATTCGCGGTCATCCGGTCGACCGGCCGCCAGCCCGCATTTTCGCAGTATCTCTGCGATGGCAGCCTTGCTGCCTGAATCGTTCTCCATCGCATCCTCCTGCCCAAGGCCCAGGAAAGGTGTGCGGCCCAGCGGCGGGAACCAGATGGAGATAAAGCGCCGCCGGGCCATCAGGGCGTTGGGCTCGCCCCTGCACAGGTCCCTTCTTAGCGACCTGCCTCCGGCTTTCAAGCCTTCTCCGAACTTTCCTCTCTCCCCCCCTGCCTACCTACCTGTCAACCAACCAACCAACCGTTGGAGGTCGATGATGAGCCCAGTACTAATCATAAGTGTGGGTTTGGGTAGGTAGGTTGCTAGGACCAACCTTCTTCTATTAATAGAAGCAGCCTCGCTTCGCTGGCTGCTCCGTTTTTGCCGGGCCTCCTCACCCCCCTGTGGTCCCCCCTAGGTTCCCGAATCTTACACGTCGATGGACGGGTAGCGGGAAGAAATCTGAAACTTTTTTAGCGCGGTGGCTCTTTCGGTCCGAACCTTAGATACAGAGCCACTTTACCGAGCTTCGACCAGTGCTTCAGAGGCACCGCTCGGACGGTCAGGCGGCTGATCTTGCGGACCCGATCGCGGATCTGCATCTCCATACTGTGCTCCCGGGCACGCTCGCCGGAGACGCATCGCATCTCGCCGGTCCGCTGCAAGACACAGATCCAGAGGTCGGTCGTGTCTCCTTCGTTCTTCCAGGACCGGGCCGAGCACAGATAAACTGGGTCATACCACTTGCCCAAGTTGCGGGACTTGACCTGCGTTCGCCAGCCGTTGACCAGGAGGTCACAGGAGCCCGTGTAGTCGCCTCTGAGGGCCTCGGAGACATCCTGCCTCACTTGCTGCCTCTGGATCTCTACGTCCAGCCCAAGCAGTTGTAGGCGCTCTGCGACGATGCGTTCCCAGCGATGCCCTTCGGCGATCAGCTTTTTTGCTAACGCATCGTTCTCTAACCACTTCACGGAGTCATCCGTCGTAGCACCCGCACGGGACCTCTGGCACCTCATCGAAGAGCTTCATCTGCGCCTCATCGGCCACGTTGAACTCTCCCCAAGACCAGTTGCGGCCGAGACCTTGCACCGCGCCCAGGTTTTCTTTTGCGTTCTCTTCCATCTGCAAAGCACGCTCAAAAAGCTCTGGGTAATGCTTCTTCAACGATCTGATTTCGTGCCGCTTAGACGATGGACAAAAAAAGCATGATGACTTGCCTGGGTCTGTAAACCCAGCAGCCATCACGGCTTCGTAGCACTCATCCCTGCCCCACTCCCATTCAACAAGCGGATACCGATAAACGTATTTGTTGTCCTCTGGGATCTTAGCTCGGTGCCATTCATCAGCATCGTATCCAATGTATTTCAGCACTTTGCCGCCAGACTTCCAGCATTCAACAGCCGGTTCCCAAGAGTTTGCCCACTTCTCCTGAGGCTCCTTTTTCCACTTATGGCTACATGTTTTAAAGCCAAAAGCAATGCTTGGCAAGGTTTTATTCTTAATGCAGTTCTCTTCTAGCGTGCTGTAGTTCTTGAAAGAGGCGCTGACCTTTGTGATTTCCGGGAAGCAAGCCTCTTGCAGCCACCGACTGAACATGTCGATGAATGCGTAGGTGTGTGGGCGTTCACCGCCGGTATCAGCAAACAGAATTGCGTCTGGGCGCTCCCCAAGCTGAACCAACCGAATCAGCAGCGCCGTGCTGTTCAGTCCACCCCCGTAGCTGACAACTGTGACCATTAATATTACTCTCCTTCATCACCATGATCCGGCGCAAGACCGAACTCTTCTCGGAGGTATCGCTCCAAGACCTCGCCGATCATCACCTCGGTGGAGTCAGCGATCGCCTCAACCAAGCGGTCACGGAGTTCCTGCTTGTCCTGAACGCTCTCTTCCCGGCCGATCGCCCGAAGCAGCTTGTCCCGGTGTTCGATGAGCCCGATGAAGAGGCGCTGGACGTTGATTCTCTTGGAAGCCATGTCAGAGCCCCCTCCGTCGCAGGGCCTCGGTCTGCTCGATCACGGACTTACGGTGCTCCGCAGCCTTGCGAACCGTGCAGGGCACGCAGGTTCGGCTTGACACGTAGCGGATCACCTCGCCACACACAGCGCATGGCTTGCGCCCATGATAATACGTATCACCGATCGCATGGGCGGTTTTCCAATTCATCAAAGATCAGCCTGCTTGATCCAAACGCCATCGACCATTCGACCTTGGCGATCTTTGATCTCCTGATAAGCCGCTTCAACGCAGTCCTCTACTGCATGGCCGAGCTGCTCGGCGATGATGGTTAGGACAACCACCATGTCGCCGATAGCGTCCTTGGCATCGACGGTTCGGTGCCGGACGAGCGCAGAGGCAAGCTCACCGCACTCTTCGACCAGCTTTGCCAGTTGCTGGACGGTCGTCGACTGATCGACGATGTCGCGGGCATGTGCCCAGCGCCTAATGCGGTGGTAGACGGTGCCGAGATCTTCTTCTTGGGTCATAAAGCTAAACTAGCAGTTTAGCTTCGTCTCCAAAAGCGATCAGATATGCACTGTCTGCAAAGCCACACAAACTCAATCGGCGGCTTGGTTCGGATGTAGTCAGCTACGACGTGCTTGCTGACCTTGCACCTCGGGCAAACGCTTGGCTTCTTGATCTTGCCGAGCTTGATCGCGTGCCGAAGACGGTCGTAGGCTTGGGTGCGTTCGCGGTTGTGCTCTCGCCACTCGGCATCGTTGACGCGCCGCGTAGCTTTTACCTCTGGCCTGCCGTCCCGGCGCTTTCTTTCGGCCCGGCGGCAGACGATGCAGGCAGACGAAAGACCATCTCTGGCCTTCGCCCGCCTCCAGAAGTGCCTGACCGACTTGGTCTCCCCGCACTTGGTGCAGGTCTTCTCAGAAAGGGATGTCATCGTCGTTGATGCTGACTTCGCGCTGTTCCTTCTGGCGACGCTCCGGAGCTGACGTGCCCTTGCCTGGGCCATCCAGCAGGATCAGGTAGCCGTTGAACGGCCGGATCTGCACCGACGTAGCCGTCCGCTCCTGCCCGTTCTTGTCCTGATACTTGCGGTGCGTCAGCTTGCCCTCCACGTAGACCTTGCTGCCCTTCCGGACGTAGTCCTCGCAGAGCCGGATCATCGACGGAATCCAGATGGTCACCGTGTGCCACTCGGTCTGCTCATGCTGCTCGCCCTGCTTGTCCTTGTAGCGATCCGTCGTTGCCAGCCGCAGGTTGCACATCTGGCCGTTCGGCAGATCCCGAATCTCCGGGTCCGCACCGACGTAGCCAAGCAGCGTCACTCTGTTGACGTTAATCATAAGTCCTTGTCGTTTTTGATGTTAACAGAAATAGATCCACCCTCTTTGATGGGTCCTCGCACGATTGTTAGATGGTCGATCAGCGAGTCGTCAGGGATCGCGCCCCCGTGGACGATGCTGTCCAGGGTCGCCTTCAGCATGTTGTCCAGGTCTCGGCGTCTACGGTCCGGCGGGTTCGCCACGATGTAGACCGTAAGTCGCCCCTGGATCGGGGTCATGCCTCGCTTCTGAACGATGCCCTCTACAGCAGCCCGGTAGGCCCGGCCCTTCTCGGAGATCAGGACGCGGCCAGCTAGACGACCTCGGTTCACCGACCGGTAGTAAGAGTTCACCGACGGCGGCCACGGCAGAACTAGCGTGGTGTCCATGAGTTAGATGCTCATGCAAAAAAACCGGCAGATCAAGGTTGCACCGACTTCTACCGCTGACTACGACAGTCCACACAGCGCAACCGCGCTGCTGTCCGATTCTCAGAGGAAAAGTTAAGCATGAAAGTGATTCTTGACCCAGCCGACGAAGCCGAATGGCTTGCGATGCGGCAGCAGGACGTGACCAGCACGGAGTGCTCTGCACTTTTTGGTCTGTCCCCCTATCTGACCGAATACGAGCTGTGGCACCAAAAGGCCAGCGGCGAACGCGGCAGCTTCTTTGAAACCGAGCGCATGACCTGGGGCAAGCGGCTGGAGCCGATCATCGCCGAAGGCGTGGCCGAAGACCAAGGCTGGAGCGTGGAGCCGTTCAAGCTCTACATCCGCGACGACGAAGCACGGCTTGGGTCGTCGTTCGACTACCGCATCATCAACCACCAGGAAGGTGATGGCATCTTGGAGATCAAGAACGTGGACCGTTCTGCGTTCGCCAAAAAGTGGATCGAATACGCGGACGGCACCATCGAAGCGCCGGAGCACATCGAACTCCAGGTCCAGCACCAGATGGAAGTCGCTGGCCTTGAATACGCGGTCATCGCTGCTCTGGTCGGTGGCAACGAACTGAAGATGTCGCACCGGAAGCGTGACCGTGCGGTCGGCAAAGCCATCCGCGCCAAGGTCGCCCAGTTCTGGGACAGCATTGACAAGGGCATCCCGCCGAAGCCTGACTACGACCGCGACTACGACCGCATCGTGCGGGCCAACCTCGCCGAGATCAGCGATGAGGTCATGGAAGCCGACGAAGCCTTGGACCTTCTGATCGCTGACTACCGCGATGTCGCGGCGCTGCGGAAGGACATCGAAGCCAAGGAAAAGGTGCTGAAGGCACAGATCATCGAACGCGCTGGCACCGCCAGCAAGATCCACAGCGGCCACGGCACCGTGTCGTGTGGCGCAACCCAGCCAAGCCCGGGCAAGCTCATCACCGCCGACATGGTCGGCACCTACACCGGAGCGAGGGCTCCGTTCCGTGTGTTCCGATTCACCGCCAGAAAGGACTAAGACATGACTACCAACGCAGTATCCCCGATTGACACGATGCGCTCCACGCTGACCCGGATGCAGCCGGAGTTCTCCGCAGCTCTGCCTCCGCAGATCAGCCCGGACAAGTTCATCCGCACGACGCTGACCGCGATCCAGATGCAGCCTGAGCTGCTCAACGCTGACCGCCGGTCGCTCTTTGGTGCGGTGATGAAGTCGGCGCAGGATGGCCTGCTGCCTGACGGCCGCGAAGCTGCACTCGTCATCTTCCGCAGCAAGGGCGGACCGATGGTGCAATACATGCCGATGATCGGCGGGCTGCTGAAGAAGCTCCGCAACTCAGGCGAGCTTGCCAGCATCTCGGCGCAGGTCGTGCATGAACGCGACCACTTTGACTACGTGCTTGGTGACGAAGAGAAGATCGAGCATAAGCCCTGCCTCTTCGGTGAGCGCGGCGACCCGATCGCTGTCTACGCCATCGCCAAGACCAAGGACGGCGCGGTCTACCGCGAAGTCATGTCGGTCGAAGAGGTAGAGAAGGTCCGGTCTGTCAGCCGCTCTGGCAACGGCGGCCCGTGGACCACTTGGTGGGGCGAGATGGCAAAGAAGACCGTCATCCGCCGCATCTGCAAGCGCCTGCCCAGCAGCGCCGACCTAGACCAGCTCATGGCTCACGATAACGAGAACTACGACCTCCGGCGTGAGCCGACCAAGCAGGCACCGAACCCGATGGACCGCCTGCGTGCGGCCATCCAGATCGACGAAGACGTGACCCCCGAAGTGACCCCCGAAGAGGAACAGGTTGATGAAGGAACTCCCCCAGTCGCCGATGCTGACACAGAGTGAACTCTGTGCGCGTTGGAACGTGACCCGCTGGACCCTGCGGAAGATGCGTCGGGAGGGCTCCGGTCCTCCCTACTTCGAAATCGAAACGAACGAGAAGTCGCCGATCATCCGCTACCCGATGTCTGGCATCGAAGCCTATGAGCTTGCGATGACCAAGAACCATGAGCAACCATCCACCTGATTGGAAGCCCGCTACTTGGGCTGAAGCCGCCAAGACGCTAGTGCTCCGGCACGGCTTCAGGAAGGCTTCGGAGATGTGTGGTGCCTCACCCCAGACCATCCGGAACTGGATCAGAGGCGTCTACACACCGCAGGGCCGCTACCAGACGACCATCATCAGGGCGCTGGAGATCCCTGCCCATGTGGCTGCGACCATGGGTGAAGACTTCCGAGATGATGCGCTGGACCGGTGTGCGAAGCGGCTGAAGGAAGCCGAGACTATCCTAGACAAGACGCTGCGCGTTCTTATCAAGGTTCACAACATCGGCATGGACAAGCCGCTTCGCGATCGCATCGAACTCCAGGGCAACATGATCTACGCATTCCTAACTGAAGACGATGGACCCAAATAAAGTTGATGTCGCATTCATGGAATGCGTATTCGTCGCGATGTGCAGGATGTGCATCGCACTCATCATCGCCGCAATCCTATTGATGTATTACGTATTATGAGTCGATCCATCATGCAGGCGCTGCCACGCGCCAACAAAGTCGTCGCCGAAGCCTTGCAGGCCATGCGTGACGCAGACAACCTTGTCAAGCACGCCGAGCTGTCGGTGCTGTCGGCAAACCGCCATAAGCGGGAACACCTTCTTAGCTACGTCGATGAAGCCAGACGCGCTGTGCAGACCGCGCTGTTCCAGGTTAGCATTCTGAAGGCCGAGATCGCCCACCTGAGCGTGGAGGATGTGTGACTTGGTTTTACATACCATGGAGCTGTGTGCCGGATACGGAGGGTTTACCCTTGCCCTTCGACTTGCCGGCATCACGGCTCGCACGGTCTGCTACGTGGAGAGGGAAGCATTTGCCGCGTCGGTCTTGGCTAAGAAAATGGAACAAGGGCGGCTGGATCAGGCTCCTATCTGGTCTGACCTTACGACGTTCGACGGCAAACCATGGCGCGGCAAGGTGGATCTCATCACTGCCGGATTCCCATGCCAGCCATGGAGCGTGGCTGGGAAAAGGCTTGGGCAAAGCGATGAAAGATACTACGGCGTCTGGCCTAACATCGCCCGCGTTGCCAAAGAATGCGAAGCTGGAATCCTCTTCCTTGAAAACGTCTCGCTGGACGCTTTTCGAGGACCAAGAAGCGACCTGGAGGGCTTGGGCTATCAAGTCTCGCCAGCAGTCCGCGTCAGTGCGTCAGATGTTGGGGCTCCACACCAAAGAGATCGGTGGTGGTGCCTTGCTGCCAACGCCAGCGGCCAGAGACTACAAAGACAATGGGAAGAACCCAGCAGAGCTAAACAGAAAAACAGCAACGCTGGCAACCCATGCTGGTGGGCAACTGAGCCCAACATGGGTCGAGTGGCTTATGGGCTTGCCGATAGGGTGGACAGGATTCGGATGCTTGGAAACGGAATTGTCCCACTGGCAGGAGCAGTCGCGTTTCGGTTTCTTACTGAAGGACGGGAAAGATGACCCTTGTCAGTAAATACCTAGACGTGGCAGACCAAGACATGCACCAAGCCTTGCTGCTGGCCGTCAGTGACCTCCAGAAGCTGCGCGGCATCTTGGTGCGTGTCCACGCCGTCTTAGCCGACGCGCACGATGTGCCGGTGCCTGCGGACGTTTACGCGGACATCTCGCCAGCAGTCAGGCTTCTGCTTGAACAACGCAACGACGCCCGCGAAGGGCTGTCGATGTCATAAAAACAGGGCCGCAGCCTGGGGAGAGGAGCTGCGGCCCTGTCGGGTTGGTCGGGCGAGTGGGCCTTAACTCTAGCGTCTACACCCTCAATCGTCAACGCTAGGATCTCGCCCGCACAACCCTTGTAGCTTGGCGTTGTAGATCTTGATCTGCCGGATGGTCTCTGGGGTGTCGTGAACCGACCACCGAATCGGCTCAAACACCCGGCAGACATCAGTCACGTCGGAACCCGTCATCCAGCAGCAGCCCGTCGCCGTCAGCGTCAGCAGCAGCGCGACGACCAGCTTCGATAGCTGCTTCCAGTTGTTCCAAGTTGGCACGGTGACGCTCCAGTGCGGCTTCGGCCCTCGCCTTGTCATAAGTTGATGACACCAGTGCCCAGACCACCAAGCCGAGCAGGATCACCAAGCCGCCGACAAAGGCAAACTCTGTCATGCCGAAGCCTTGTCCCTCTTGGAAATGACAGACCAGACGGCGGTGACAAGGGTGGCGAGGGCACCACCGATTGCCGAGACGGTCTCACCGTCCACGAACCCGCGCCCAACAAGGTAGCCACCAACGGCGGCGACTAGGGCTCGGACGATACCTGCTACTTGTTCTGCGGTCATGGGTCGCTCCTGTCTTGCTTGTTGTCCAGCTTGTCGCAAATGCGATCCAGCTTTGTGTTGATGCTTTTGAGAATCTCGGCGAAGTCTGCCTTGGATACATATGTGACAGGCACATGCTCCTTGAACATGTGAAGCTCCGAGACCAGCTTCTGATCTGCAATTTGCAGGTCCCGAACAGACTGCCAGATGATCCGCATGAACCAGCCGAAGACGGCTGCGCCCATGCCAATCATCATGTTGATGAGTTCCTGGTCCATCATCAAACTCCTCAGAGGCGAAATCGGTCCACCAGAGGCGAGAGGATGTTGGACATCAGAAGGTGCCCACGCAGACTGATGTGGACACTGTCAGAGAAGTAGGAGTTTGGCGCTATTACTGGATTTGATGTCTGCCAAATGTTTAGCAAATCGTAAGACGCGAAGTCAGCCAGTGCATCGTAATAACTAGATGCGGCGCGGATCTTGGCGTTAAAGGAGTTGCGGACCGTGTCAGTCGCGTAGATAAACGGACCGTTAGGTTCGCTGGTCTGGGTTGGATCAAAGTTGACCGCCGTGATGGTGCCAACGATCAGCTTTGCCCCAGCGTTGCGGATCTCGGTCCAGTAGTCCTTCAGGCTGTTGATGATCGCGGTCTGCTCGGCCTCGGTCAGCGGCGCAGTTGGGACACCAAACTCGTTCGGTGAGCCACCAACGATCATGTCGTTGACGCCAGCCATGTAGGTCACGATCGGGCGACTACCATCAGCGACCACCCGGCCAATCATTTCAAGCAGCTCACCCTTTCGACTGATGGTATCAGCGATAGTTGCGCCGCTTACAGCAAACGTCTTTTCGTTGAGCTTCGTCGCTGCGTTGTCTAGCGTCGAAAGATCTTGGCGAATCGTCACATCGCCGATGGCTCCGTAATCCGCTTGACCAAGAATCAGCGGGAAAGAGTTGCTGACAAACCCCTTTTGCGAAATGAAGAAGTTGTTGTCATCTTGCTTTTGGGCAAAGTAAACCGAGTTGGAAACCAAGCCACTTGGCAAGGTGTTGGTCGTTGTAAACGATACGCCTGTCTGGTCGTAGCCGTGAGCGGGCAGGTTAACGGTCATGGCTTCGCGCACGTTTCCAATGCTGTCAGCAAGCAGCACATGAACGTCAGCGCCCAGCTCGGCACCGGCCTGAACCGTGTTCAGCATGGTCTCATCAGTCGTGAGCTGGATGTTGTCATCGTTGATGACGTTGACGTAGTAAGTTGTTGCCGCCGTGATGTTGTCCGGGAACGTTGATGCGGTGACGACAACAGAGACACCCTGCGGGAAGCCGTGGCCGACTGCCGTAAAACGCAGGTTGCCGCTGTTATCGGAGGTCGTCATCAACGTGTCGTTGTCCGACTTGCCGAAAGCCGCTGGGGATACGGTCTTGGGATCAAAGTCCAGACCGTAGAACAAGCGGTAGCGGAACGTCTGCGTCGGGTTCTCTACACCAACGCCGAAGGTGATCGAGTCACCTTCCGTGAGAAGCACCGAACCAAGGGCTGGCATCGGTTCGTAGTGTGCGGCGACCCGCTGCTTCTGAACCGTGATGAGCTTTTGCACTTCAGATTCAGTCAGAGCCTTGTCATACAAGACAAAGTTGGCGAAGCCCCCTTTCAGGTTGAAGGTCGACGGTTCAATGGTCTTGAAACCAAAGAGCGAAAGACAGTTCAGCGAGATCGGAGCAGTGCCAACTGGGCGCGGCTGGCTATTAACGAAGATGTTGCCGGAGCCAGGATTGGTAAAGGCGATCGGCGTGCCGCCTGCCGTCGTGGACAGCAGCAGGGTCTCTTGGAAGTTGCTGCTTGGCGGCCGAACGTAGTAGGTCGTCGCGTCGTCAACACCCACCGGGAACACTGCCCCGGGGTCCTTTTGCAGCTTCACCGGCTCGTCTTCAACAAACCTGTGAGCCTTTCCAAAGTTGAAGCGAAGGCTCGCACCATCTGCGTCACGCGAAGACGTTTTGACACGGATCTGCTCTTCAACTTCGCGCAGCAGAATCCCGTTGATGTAGACCCGTGCCGGGTCGCTGTTGACGCCTGCATCTGCTGGCGCAACAACCGTCAGGATGCTGAACTTCTCCTTCGGGATCGCGACACCAAGAAGCTGCACCGTGTCGTCGGTGCTGCCAAGGTGGTCGAAGCTGATGAAGCCAGAAGACAACGAAAGAGCATCGGTGCTTGGGACCAGCAACATGCCGAACTTGTCCGCAGCCGTAGACGGCGACGTCAGACTGAAGGCGTTGGCGTAAGCGTTGTCAGCCGGTTTAATCGCAAAGCTGACCGTGTATTCGTTAAGCTGCTTGGTCTCCGCAAGAGGAAGCTGGAAGTGCAAATTGTCGACGATGGGACCAAAGCTAGCAGTTGTTGGAACGCTAGCTGCGTTATAAGGCAGCGCCGCCCCTCCGAGCGAAAGCGAAACCTTGAACGTGTCTGCCGTTGCATCACGAACGTAGTGAACAACCCCAGCCAGCGCATAGGTTCCACCGGACAGCAGCACAGTGTCGTTGTTGCTGAACCCGTGACCAGCGGACGTAAGCAACATGCCGCTGCTGTTGGATGCAACAACAGCGATTGATCCACGCGGCTCGTTGCTTGGCACCAGCGATCTGTCTTCCAGCGACCACGGGCGCTTATGCCAGCCGTGACGATTGGCTGGTTCGGTGTAGGTGGCGGAGGTGCCAGGAACAATGCGAAAGTTCTTGTAGGCAATCGCAGACAGCGACGTTGTTCCGGCGACTTCACGGAAGAACTGAAATGTGTCGGCCTGTTCCGTGGTGTTGTCAAACGTGATGGCAAACGTCTGAAACGTAGTCGTGGCTGTTTGCGTAGGCGTGTAGGTCGCGCCACCATCAGCCGAGGCGCGGAATTGGTAGCTTTGTCCGATGCCTTTGGCATCAAACGCAAACGTCCACCGTCCAGGCGGCACATAGATGTCGGGGAAAGCTACCGTGTAGGTGTCTGTTCCCGTGGCCGGGAGGTGGCTGACAACAAGTTCGTTGTCAACGTTGAAATCGTAGACACCGGTATCGTTAGGGTCGGCGTCTGAAATGTAGCTCCGCAGCGGCTGCTTGGATGCGTCCTGAACCCCAAGCAGGTTAAGGCTAGGGTTGCCATCTACAGCGCGGTTGCGAATCTGGTTGTAGCTGTAGAGAGCGTCTACACCAGACACGTCGATGAGAGCACCGGCAGGTATGGACACCCCTGAAACAGAGGTGCCCGAAGACGATGCGCTGGCAAACGTGGCCTCCGGGTAGTTCAGAGGAATGACACTCTGAAGCACGCCGTAGTTGCCAGGGGTGACAAACTTGTAGACGAAGATCCGCTGACCAATCTGGACGCGGAACAGATCGTCGTTGCTCAGTCCAGCAGCTACGGCAGCCGAGTAGCTGGTAAACATGCGGGTCGCGACGCCAACGGCGGTGGCTGCGTAGCCTTCTGCGTTGGTCTCCGCAGTCAACGCGCCATCCCTTGCGGACTCGGCCGCAGTCTGCGCTGCCACAGCGGCCGTCTCCGCCGCCTCAGCCCCAACACGCGCCGTCTGCGCCGCAGCGTCCGTGTTCAGCAGGTCGGTGATGAACTCGTTCGGGTCCGTGTAGCCGCTGGTCAGGGGCACCTTGAATGCACGGTCCAGCTCAGTCTGCATCTGCTGAACCTGAATGACGCTCCTATCCAAAGCGTCCTCAACGACCTCAGCGAAGAACCCGTCTTGGTTGTTGATGTTGACCGGCTGCGTGAGCGGCACCGCCGACGTAATGATGAGGTTCTTGGTCGTCGGCAGGGCCGTGGCGAGTGTGATTGAACCACCCGGGTTGCCGTCCTGGTCGGCGTTAAGGTTGACCGTGTATTCACCCGCACTGAGCACGGTCTCTACGCCAGTCGCGATGACAGACGTAGTGACCTTGACCTCGCTGGCAGCGAAGACTTTGAAGGGGAAGGCGAATGGACCAGTGGTCCCAGAGCCGATGTAGAGCTGGCTCTTCCTGTCTGCGCTGCTGATGGTCATGGCGAGTTGGTGGTTGGTGGTGGTGGTTTAGATTACCGATCGGTGCCGGTGATGATGGCCCAAGGCGGAACATCCTTGTCATTCATCACTGCATGAACACCGTCGATGATTCGGTTTGCGGTCGCGGACGGGAATCCAGCTGCGCCACCAATGGTGGACACCGACTTGAACAGCGACTTGTCAAGCTCGCCCTGTGCGATCTGCGTGATTAGGCGCTCAAAGTCCTTAATCAAACGCAGCCGCGTTGGGCCGGAGTAGCTAAAGACCTCTTGCCCAAACAGTGCTCCGATAGAGTTGGAGAACTCTCTGACGTAGACAAATGAACCAAGGAACGCCTTCATGGTCTCAGCGCCAAGAAGCGCGGCCTGATTCTTAGCGGTCCAGAACTCTTCGTCCTCGCCCTCGTCTGGTTTGATGGCATCCTTAAGCAGGAACTGCACATAAGGCATAATCATAAAGATGGCCGAGAAGTCGGCGATCATGCGGGCGCGGCTCTTGTATCCAGCATTACGCATCCAGACGTTGAGCTGCGCGTTCATCGGACGGTAGAACACAGAGAAGATGCGTCCGACCGTTCCGGCCTCAACGGTTGACAAGTCTTGCAGGCGACCGGACGACTGCGTGTCAAGGACCACTTGATACGCGATGTCGGCCGCAGATCGTTCTGACTTGCCCTCAGACAAAGCCTTGTTGAACCCGGCGTGCCAAGCTGCGATGTCCGCTACTGACTGTGCCTGCTGAAGCAGCCAGTATCCGTGGATCTCCATCTTCTGCTTTAGCGTGATCTTGCCCCGGATCTGACTCATCAGATCAGAGAACTCACGCAAGCGAGTCGCGTAGCGCAGCTCCATCTGCGGCGACAGCCTCATCATCTGCGTCTTGGCATCGCGCCAGTTGAACAGGCGAGACGCGCCATACATCGCGTTGCTGTAGCCGGTGGCTGCTCCGATAGAAAAGATGCCGGTCCACTGAATGGCAAGCGAGCCGATGTTGTAGAGAAGCGACGCCTGCGACGTGAACCGTCCAGTCCAAGACATCACGTTGTCTAGGGCCGTCCTGGTTCCAGACATGTCGCCAGACACAACGCGGTTGCGCCAGTTCAGAATGTCGCTCAGCCAGTCCGTGCCATACTTCTCTTGGATGGCCCGGGATGTCTTGCTGTTCTTGCCAAGCAGCCGGTTGAGATCCTTGCCGAATTGACGCCAGTGGATGTCGTGGACGATCTCCTCTAGCGACGCGAATGCTCCACTCAGAGATAGAAGCAGCGGTGCATCTTGGACCTCCCTTGCTCGGTTTTTAAGGAAGGCGCGGTGCGTTGTGGCGACTACGGCAGACTTCACATCACGGGTCTCCGCTTCCTTGCTTTGCTCCGTGTAAGCACCAAGACGAGATGCCTGCCCGTCGTAGCTGATCGGGAAGTAGCCACCGGACAAATGAACGGTCTTGCCAGCAACCGTGAACGCTACGGGCTTGGGCTGAACCCAAGTAGGTTCAACACCGCGATCCTCACGCTCTAGCTTTGCGATCAACGGCTTGATCGAGCTGAAGACATCCCAAGTCTTCTGAACAGCAAGAATCTGCTGCTCATTCAGGTTCTCCTCAATCGCCATGCGAACATCGTCGATGGTCCACTTGCCATACCCGTTGTTCAACAGGCGCTGCGCGTTCTGAGCGTTGCCGAGGTTGCACGCCATGACGAACAGCTCCATCAGGCTGTAGTCACCATCTAGCCGGTCGATGCGACGCTTGGTTCTGTAGCCACGAACAGTGACGGGCTTAAGAATATCGCTCATCTGTCGCGTCAGATCGGCACGCATCTTCAGCTCAGCGTCCTCGATCTGACTGGCGACGTTGACTACGTAGTCAAACCACACCCCATACTTACCCCCGTCCATGACGTAGGACTTGCCAGCCATGGTGTAGTGCTGGACGCTCATCTTTTCGTAGATGCGCTTGGGGTCCTGCATCCACGAATCTTCTGTCTTGCGAGAGTGCTTGCGCCCGATGCTTTGCATAACGGCATCTGCAAGCTGCTCGTCAATGTCAGCAAGTTTCTGCTTTCTAGAAGCGGCGTTGCCCTCAGTGAGCTGCTTGCCGACGTGTTCAAGCTCCTTGACAGCTTTGACGATGTCCTCTAGCTGCTCAACCGTCATGTCGTTGATGTCAACGCCGAGCGGCATCGACATGATCTCATCGGCAAGGGTGGCGGGCTCTTCGCCAGTCCACCCAACCGGCTGACGGCTGGTTTCCGCGTCCAGCAGGCTTGGGCTGCCTTGGTCGGCCATGAGCTGAGAATGCCAGCTAAGACCCTTCTGGAAAACCTGCCCAGGCTGCACCACAACCAAGGGATTGTTGCCATCAGCAATGCGCGACAGAACGATGTCAATCACATCACCGTGATCTGCGCCCACACGCTTTCTCTTGGCTGGCTTGGCAAGCCTGCGAAGATACTTGCGGTGCTGCTCAATCCTCTTCTTGGTTGCCCGGCCAACAAACGCCATCTGATCCAAACCAAGCTGGCGACGCTTGGCGTTCAGGGCTTCGGCATTGTTGCCAGCACGCCTTGCCTTCAGCGCATCCTTGGATGCACGCTTTGACTGGTTGGCGTAGCGATCCGGGCGCAGCTCTCTGATCGTCATCCCGTCGATGCGCTGCGTGGCTGCGGCGCGGGCAGCCGCAATCAGGATGCGAACCGGCGTGACTACGGCAGACATGAACCGAAGCTCTGCCGCGATAAACCGAGACGTGCGTTCGTTCTGGATAGATTCGATGGCCGCTTCGCGAATCTTGTTCTGGTCGAACAGGTCTGCGTTCTCCTTTCGCAGGAGCGCCTCAGCCTCCTCATCGACAACCTGCTTAATAGGCTTGGCGTCGATGATGTCTTGAATCATGGCCCCGGCGCTTTCGTAGCCAAACATGGATGCGGCAAGGTCAGGGTCGATGCCCTCCTTCATCGTCATCCCGTAGCGGCCACCACGCAGCTTCTTGCGGTCCTCAGCCTTTGGGAACAGCTTCTTGATCGCGGCGACATCCAGGCGGTGCTTGCCTTCGATCTTGGCAAACGCATCCTGATCGGTAAGTCGCTCTCCAGTGCGAAAGAACCGAATGGCCTGATAGACTGGGCGACGCTCTACTTCGGCCTGCACGCGGTCACGCGCCTCGGCGCGCTTCTTACGCACCTGCTGCTGCATCTTGCGGATGAAGCGGTTGCGGCTGCTGATGCCCCACTTCTCATCGCGCATGAACCTAGCCATCATCTGTTCAATGGCTTCTTGGTCCGATGCCTCTTGATCTGCTTGCAGCCGGGCCCACTGCTCATCGGTCAGGCCGGACTCCTCCTGTGACTGGAAAATGGGCACAGAGCCCTCAGCAGCCTTTGCCTGCTCAACAGCAAGAGCAGATCCGATCATGCGATCGAAGATGCGGCGGGCATCATCGGTCAGCGCCGGAAGGTGCTCGTTAAACCGTCTAAAGTAAGCCTCGTCCAGCTTCTGAAGCGTCTTGCCGTAGATCTTCCGCAGCCAGTCCGACATCTTGCGGAAAGCGCCGCGAACCTTCTCGGTTGGCGCAGCATCTTCGGCGATGTAGGCACCAAACTGGTAGGCGATGCGTTCGTGGATGCGCGCCTGCTGTTCAGCGGTAAGGCGTGTCCACGCCTGACCTGTGTTGTATCCCTCGGCCGCGATGAACCCGTCGGTGTCAAACTCGGAGACAAGGTCTTCAAACACCTCACGGGCACGGATAATGCCCGCAGCAGTCTGCGTGTCCTCTAGCGCCGTGTCCTGTGCGGCGATGACCGACAGAATGTGAACGTAGTGGTGCGTAAGTTCGTGCAGCAGCGTGTCAGCAGTCTGGTCAGACTGAAGCACGACAGTCATGCTTTTTGGCTGATACGCGCCCGGGGAGCCGCCACGCGCCTGCTCATCAACCCGGAACTGCGGGCCGTATCTTTCCCAGAACTGTTTTGGCTTAATGCCAAGTTCCACAGCAAGGTTGCTGAACATCGACGAAGCGATGACAGCTTGCTGCTTTAGCTGGTCGTTGGTGACAGGGCCAATCGGTTGCTGTTCTGGGGCATACAAAATGCTTGGTCGCGTGACGTCAAATCGCTGCGACAGCGGAATCAGCTTGCCGCTTTTGTCGTATGTAAACGGATCAGCAGACTTTAGCTGTCCTGAATCAAACGCAACGTAAACGTCATCGACCGTGCTACCGTCAAACGTGTTTTGAATAACAAGGCCGTCATGCCCTCTAGCTTTGGCGATATCTATTAGCCTTGAAAAGTTTATCGCTCTTCCGCGCTTGCCTTTTTGGTCATGGATTAGCGGGTTGTTCATAAGAACATACAGATTGAGAATCCCGCCCTCGCCTGTAGCAACTACATCGCTAGGCTTCAGATCATAATCGACATTGATTTGGTTGATGATCTTTTGCAGACCCTTGGCTGCGTCACGCAACACCGCAAAATTGCGTGTGCGCGTGGCGTTGTCTACAAGTAGTGCTCGTTCTTCTTCCAGATAACGGACAACTGTTTCTGGCGTTTGAGACTGAGACCAAGCACTAAAGCTGTCTCGTTTGCGTGATTTGTATTCTGCATACTCAGAAAGCAATCGCGGCAACGGAATTGGCTTCTGCCCAAAGCTGTAGCCAGAAAAAATCGTTGTGTATCCACTAATCCCCTCAACTAGTTGCGATCCTGCGCCATAGCCAACGCGGGTAGTGGTTTTAATTGGCTTAATTAGTTTCTCATACACATTGGACAGTTGTGCGTTTACATCGCGCTCATTGATTGGAGTTCTAGACTTTTTCGCTGGCGGAACGGCATAGAAAGAAGCGGTAGACCTGCCCTTGCTGGCAAACACTCCCTTGGCCGCACTGGCAGCCCTAGTGTTAACGCCAAGCATTGACATATCGAATGTTGCTTCACGCAAAATGCCTTCGCGCAAACCGTGGTTTGCTGGGAAAACATAGGGTGCGGCAGCAAAAGCGGCGGCTTCTGTGAGCTTGGCTCCAGCCTCAATATCTCCTTGCTTTGCAGCCTTGGCGTGCTCTTTGTCAATGTTTGGGGTTTTGTCGCGCCCGCTTATCTTGGCGACAAAGTTTTTGATTGATTCAGAAACACTAGACAGTGCTCCCTTGATTTTTGATGTGGCAACTTCTGGTGCATACAAGATGCTCGGCTGCGTGACATCAAACCGCTGTGACAGCGGGATGATGTTGCCGTCGGCGTCGCGGGTGATGGGGTCTACAACCTTGACCTGCTCTGAGCTGAAAACAGCAACATCACGGCCATCTATCAAGCTGTCGTAGCCAGCGGCCTTGATGACGCTTGTCTGACCCTGGCGAGACAAGCCGGTAAACGGCATACGACCGGTCTTCTGAAACTTCTCAGCTTTTTCGTTTAGCCAGTATTCGTCTGGAGAAAGACCCTCGTCTCGCAAAGCCTGCTTATATACTTCTACGGCATTATCACTTATGACATTGCCTCCAGCCAAATTGTATGGGTTGCTGTAGTTAAGAACTGCACGGATAACGCGCTTCCCGGTGTATTTGGTTGTCCCGGAAGAAAAATACAGCCCAGCCGGACTCCCTCCCTTTGGGGCATTAGCACGCGGAGCGTTGATGTCAAAAACATCAAACTCTTGATCGGTTGCGTGCTCGTATACCTGTTCCGAAAAACCAGATGCTTTTGCTGCATCTAGAACTAGCCGCTGCGCCGTCTCCATGTCGCCAGCTTCGATGGCGGCCATGTAGGCAGCGTCCGTGGCGCTGGTCTGCGGACTCTCTAGGCCAGCATCTTCGCGGCCTTGCAGCGTGTCTTCTTGAAAGTCCCTGTTAGAAATAATATCCAAATCGTAAACACCAACCTGAGACTGCTCGGACATGGCCGCAAGCGACTCATTTCTGTGTATTACCGCGTCATAATTGAACTCATCCTGAATTTTGTCATAGGCATCATTATCGTTGCCAAAATACTTCTTGATTGCCCCTGCATATTCAAGGTCAGAAACAAGGCCACTTTCCCAAATGACTCTCGCTTTCGCGAGGCTAAAGTCCCCCCATCTGTTATAAACAAGGTTCTCTCCTCCAAATTTTTTCATGTCAACGACAGGGATGTCGTTTGACACCAAAATGTTTTTTGCGCGTATTGTGGCGTGCAGATTTCTTTCGTCTTCATACTGCGCGTCGCCAATGCTGAAATAAACGGCGGTCCCAAACCAACCTGTATCGCTGACCACCGATGGGTCTGGGCCGCCCGGATAAAGATCCGTTGCGTTTTTTGGCAAATTCTGCTCTAGGGCAGAAGTGAAGTGATAGCCAAGAATGTCTACCTCATCACCAGTCTTTACGTCAGCAAGGTCCGCCTCGGTTTTGACGATGCGCCTTGGCTTGGGCTGATCGGCAGGAGGCAGCGTGACACGCGGGGCCTCTAGCGCAGACGGATCAGGCCGACCGTTGGTCCGGATCTGTGCTTCATCTAGCGGGGCGTAGATAGAGTCGCGAACCGTGCGATCATCAACCTGTGTCTTGCCATGCGCGATGACGCCGTCCTTTTGAAGGTCACGCGCCTTCTGCATCGTCCGCTGACGGAACTTGGCGTCCTTGATAAACCGATTGGCTTTGTCACCGGTCAGAATCAGCGGGTTGGCAATCGACACCAAAGTGTTGCCGGTGCCAGCCGGTGCCTCCGAGTAGAACGAGCCTTCTCCATCGGGCAGCGGTCGAATTGCCAGCTCCAGCGGCTTGCCCTTCACATCCACAGCCTGTGAGTTGGCAAACCAAGCATCAAACGGTTGCTGTTCCGTTGCAGGCTCTACGGCAACCTCTGCTGGCTCCTGAGCGGCTATCACTTCTTGGATGGCCTGCGCGACCTCAGCGCCCTCTGGTGCCTCCTGGGGCTGCTCTGCGACCTCTGGCAGCTCTGCCTCGGTCTCGACCACCGCAGGCTGCGGCCGGACACCGCTAACGCGCTCAACGATGTCGTCTTCAATCGACTGACGGTCCGACTCAACCTCGGCAAGAATCTCCGCCTCGTCCTCGATCAGGCGGTTCAGCTCCTCTAGGAACTTTTCCTTGTTCTTCTCGGCGACCAGCGCCTCGGCAGCAGTCATCTCCTGATCGTTGATGCGAACGTGCTGCCTCAGCACCTCGTCAAACTTAGGATTAAGGCGAACGGCTTCGGCCCACTGCTCCGGGCGAATGAACAGCTCGGTTCCATCTGCCGGGTCCTGAGCCTCCAGCTTGGAGGCAACCTCTGGCAGCGCCTTGCGGACGGCTTCAATCCCGCCCAGCTCTTCCAGCGAATCTTCAACGATTTGCCGATCGACGCGAATCTCTCGAACCTCGTAAGCCTTGGCTTGCGCGGCAACCAGCTTTTGAAACAAAGCCGGACCGTTAGCGGCAGCCTTAGAGCGCGACATCGTTTCTTGGATTTGACCAAGAACATCAGAGTTGCGCTGCGCTACGTCGATGTCGGACGCTTGCTTGTTAACCGCTTCCTGAGAACGATAGATGATCGGAGCGGTGACGCCGGTTGAAAACAAAGTGGACAGCGCCGTGACAGCGACCTCTCGGGGCAGTCTCTGCGCGTATTCAACGAAGTCGGCGGACGTGTTCGGACGCTCGAACTCCATGAACTGCGTAAAGCTCTGGATCAGCGTGGTTGGGATCTCAGTAGCAAGCTCCGCCTTGGCTGTGTTGACGAGCGTCTGCCTCAGCGTGTTGCCAGCGGCTCCAGCGAGCAGTGACTTGACCGGCGTGAAGCCGAGAGCGATTTCTGCAAACGCTCCTGCCACAGCAGTCTTAAATGCTTCCTGCGGCGACAAGCCAGCCGCTTCGCCAGCCTGCATGGCCGAACCAAACTCGGTAGATCCAAAGCCAGCCATGACCGCCGCCGGGCCAAGCGGAGCAAGCGCCAGCATCTGCGTAATGGACTGGATAGCGGAGAACGCCGACTCGCCTACGATTGTCTGGCCCCAGAAAGTCCTGGCGTCGGCCTGAAGGCCCTGCGCCATCTCTTCCCAGCCACGCATGACCTTTTGGGTCATCGGCTCTTCGATCGGGCGAAACTCTGCCGGGAGTTGCTGCTGCGCTTGAATAAACCGACGACGCTCATCTGGCGTCATGTTGGCGATGGCCTGCTCACGCAAGCTCATCCACATCTGCGTCTGCCACTCTTCTGTCTTGGTTCGCTCCCAGTCAATGAACCTGAGAGCGCCACTGACTACTTGCGCTCCGGAAGACAGCAGGGTCTTAAACAGGCCCTCCATCGCTCCGACGTTGTCGGCATCGTCTGCCGCCAGCGAAGCAAACGCTGGGTCGGCAAAGAAGTCCATCGAAACCGGGTAGCTGTTGACCTCCCGGTAGATGTTCTGCTGCTTGGTCTGCTGAAGCGCAGCATCCAAGATGTCATCAGACACCGTGAACGGCAGGCCATGCTGTGCTGCCTGACCGGTACGAACAGGGTTGTAGCGCGTGCCAAAGTTAACTGCTTGGCGCAGGCGCTGCTCACGCATCCGATCAAGTCGGTTGCGAACGTCGTCGTTAAACGACTGCTGATCGGAAAACGTGATGCCGAAGTCTGACATGCTGTTTATCGGGGGACGTTGAGGGCTGGCACAAACATGTGCTGGTCGCGTGCGGCATCTCCCGGCGCATTGCGCTTCATCATCCTGTTGTAGGTTTCAACAATCTGTTGCGGCGTTGGGTAAACGCCGTATTGCCCTTCTTTTTCTAGGTTCATTTTTGCAGCAAGAAGCGCAGCCTCATAATACGGGCGGTGCATTACAAGCTGCTTGCCGGACACGCCGATAGAGACCTGATCGTATTCGCTTGGCCTAGATACAAACATAGATCTTTCTACATCGTCCATAACAACGCCGGTCTTAATGTAATTGACCTTAAGCATTTCTCGAATGACGTCCTCCTTTTCTTGGGCGGACAACGGGCGACCAAGCATGGTCTGCATCTCGGTGATGCGAGAAGAGATTCGATACCTAGCAGTGGCCCGCTGTGTATCGTCTACATCCAAGCCTTCACTGGCAAACACAGCTGTAATCTGATCGTTGTCTAGCTTGGCTTCGATGGCTTTGCGCGGCTCAGTCGCGCTCATAATCAGCGCGTCGGCGTCCTTTTTGGTGATGCGGCCATCTTTTAGTTCCTGCTCAACATTAGCAGCAAACTCTTGCACAGCCTTTGGGTTCTCTGGCTGCACAGTGCCAAGGCTAACAAGTAGGCCGCCAAGCGTGGCTTCATCGCTAACGACCGTGATGTTCTTCAGGCGATTTTGATCTTCTAGGCGCAGCTTTGACCAGATCTCTTGCTGGATCTCAGTCCAGTAAGACTTGTTGTCAGCGATAGCCTTGTCAGAAAACGCAATAGACTCCGCCTGACGCAGCAAATCTCTGTAGGCACTCTGTTCTGCCTGCACTTGATCGCGCTCCATGCCATCGACAACATTTTTGGCCTGTTCCTTCCAAGAGTCTGGGCGGTCTGCGCCGTCGATAGTGCTGCGAATTGCGTTGTAGTCCGGCTTACCGTCAAACGTGCGTGGCAGCGGCTTGGACTCTGGGTCAGGAGTCGTCGACTCAAACTGCGTCAGGCCACCGGTGCGGCCTTCACGGACCAAGTTCTTGGCGACTTCCCTGGAGCTGTGGGCCTCCTCGGCGCTAGCGATGACCGACAACATCTTGTCAGCAACGCCGACTTCTAGACGGCCGCCTTTACTAAGCGCGCCAACAAGGGTGTGTGCCGATGCGTAATCGTTGCTGCGAATCATCCTGTCGGCAGCAAGACCAACATACTGCCCATACCACGCTTGAATCTGCTGCTTGGCAACGTCTTGGTTGACCACGCCACTTGGCAGCGTGTTCATCTGGTTGATGACTGCCTCGGCGGCTGCGGCGGCCTTGACAAAGTCTTGCGTGTCGCTGCTGGTGGCGGCTTCGCGACCGAGTGTTTCAAGGTTGCCGATGCGTGCAGCCTTCTGTGCTAGATCAAGCTGCTTGCTGTAGTGAGCGCGGATGTTGCGTTGAGCAACGCCGATGCGCTGACCAACCTTCATGTCAAACAGCGCGATCTGATCTTCGTCTTGCAGCTTGTCGCGAAGGTTTTGGGCAAGACCCTGAATGGCAGAGTTTGCCTCTTCAAATCGCTCAACCGATTCGCGTCCGGTCGTGCGGCCAAAGATGTCTGCCACCTCGCCAACTTGCGAGCCAAGCAGGTTGATCGCTTCGTCTACGATAAAGTCTGTCGTCTTGGCCTTTAGCTGCGCCGCTTCCTTAGCCGCAGCCTCAGCTTCACGCCCCTGAGCAATCTGTTCGCGGCGCTCCTCCTTGGCCTTCCAGAACTCCATCGCCTGCTTGTCGCGCTGAAGTTCGATCGCCATCTTGCCAGCCTGCATCAGGTCCTGACCAAGCTGCATGGCAGACTGCATCCCGGGCGAGGGCGCTGCCTGGAACTGCGGTGCCGCAACCTGCTCTTGCTGGACCTGCGGCTGGACCTGCGGAGCTACGGGGACTTTGACCATTAGTAAGTTCCCTCCAGGGCACGCATTATTTCGTGGTGGCGCTGCGAAGACAGTTCAGCGGATTGCATTTGCATCCCAATCTGCGACGCGCTGCCAAGCAGGCTTTGGAACCCGCTAAGACCTGGGCTGATGGCTCCGGCAGAAAGGCCGTAAGATCTTGCCGACGCACCGGCCATGATGCCTTGCACACGCGCCCGCGTGGCCGCCATGCGTTGTGCTTCGGCCGCACGCACCGTGTTGGCGTTGATCGTCATGGCGTCAATCTCTTTGATGAGATCAAACGTCGCCATGATCTCGGCAGCCGAACCCTTGCCAGCCTGAATGCCGCGTGCAGCAAGCTGCGTCTTGGCTTGCGACTTGGCCGCACCAGCCTGCATCGTGTAGGCACCGATCTGCCGCTGACCGGCCTCCATGATGCCTTGCGCTTGGAACTCAGCCTGTCGCGCAGCGATGTTGCTCATGCGCTGCTGGAACAGAAGGTTCTGCTCCTGCATCCGCAGTTGAATCTGCGCGTTCTTGGCGGCGTAGAACGACCCGATCGCTTGGTTGACCGCACCAGCGATCATCAGGATCGGGCCAGCCATGCCCATACCGCCGGAGGCAGATGCTGGCGAGGAGGCGGCTGGTGTAAATCCGGCTGGAAGCTGGCCGGTCGGCGAGACCAAGCCAGAGTTAATCATCGGGGGCGGGGAACCGTAAGACATGTTAGCCTCCCAACGCAACTTCGATTGTCAGACCAGCGATCGTCAGCGGCAGCGGATCGGCTTGGCGGATGTAGACTTGCCCGTCCTCGTCCCAAGATGGGTGCAGCACGACTTCGATCTGCTCAGAGATCAGTCGTGGCGGCGTGCCGTAGGCTTCGTTGGTTCGCTGCTTGTAAGGGACAAGCGACGACGCATCTGGGCCAGCCAGCAGGCCAGACGAACGGAACACGCGCAGCCAGACGCGGTTGACGTTCTTATGGCGACCCTGACCAAAGCCGTCAATCTGCAACGTCATCGGCAACGTCTGCAAGTCGGCTTCGATCGGCAAACCAATGTGGACCTTGCGAGCAGCGCGGCCAAGAGTGACCGTGCCGGTCTGCACGAAGAGCGGGTTGTGGCGAGCGCCATCGGCAAGGATGGACACTGTGTAGCCGTTCAGGTGACCAAGACCGGAGAACGTGTTGCGGCAGAAGGCCCACGCTGTGGTGTAGGTGTCGCGCAGCGCGGCAGGAAGCGTCTTGTCAACGCGGGCTTGCGCGGTCGTGTCCGTCGTCACCGACACGATCGTCAGCCGGTAGATCTGGCCGTCAGCCGCGTCCAGCTCAACGACATCGCCGATGTCCGTCGACGATGGCCCAGTCACGAACTGCGGTGTCGTAGCGTTGAGCGTCAGCTCCTCAGACGGGTCCCAGAGCGTGCCGCCCGTGACCTTCATCTGAGTCGCGGTCGTGTTGGTGCCGTCGAAGCTCAGGCCGCTGTCAACGAAGAACGCATCCGAGATCGTCTCGAACTTCCAGATGCCCATGCGTTCGACGTATCGCTTGTATTCGATGACGCCTTCGACTTCTTTGTGCAGCCGCTTGACTACAACGTAGAGCCTGTCTTCGTCGCCTTCAGAGACAACGCAGCACGACTCAAACGTGCCATCTAGGGTGTCGTGCTGGTGCCATGCACCGATCTGCTGCTCAGGGACGTAGGTCAACCCAAGCAGTTTGCCGTCGGACGACACGAACCAGACGATCGGCAGCGGCGACTTCTGGTAAGCCTGATCGCGGATGTTCAGGTTGTCGAACAGGTGTGCAGCACGCAGGCTGATGTCGTTCGTGACAAAGCCACGCACCGCATCGTTGTAGCCAAGCTCACGGACGTGCCCGCCGCGTGCCGCGCAGTAGACAAGCGAGTTGTTGACGACCGTCGGCCGCACACCGGACGCACCGATGTAGCTCTGCGGTCGCACCGCGATCGACGACGGCGTGATCGCATCGCTGTTGACCGACGTGACGCGCCATTCTGCTGAGTTCGTCAGCAGGATCAGCTCGGTCAGCGGAACGATGTGCTTAACGCGGTTGGCCTCACGCGACGCGATCTGAAACGAGATGCGGTCGGCGTCGCGGATCGGAAGCTGGTAGCTGAAGTCGGACTCGGTGCCCGACTTGGTCATCCAGATGTTCTGCGGTTCGTTGTCGGTGCCGCCGAAGACACGGCGCTGCTCAAAGTAGGCAACAGAAGCAGGGTAGTTGCCAGCAGAGGTCAGCGTGTCATCGTAGGTCGGGGGCGAGATGCCCATGTCCGGCGCGATGTTGTCGTCGATGAACCGTAGCGCCTCGGTCTGACCGATGTAGCCGTAGAGACCGTTTTGTTCTTTGTAGACGTTGTAGCGAACTGCGCCAGCAACTACGTCCCAAGAAATGGTGTTGTAGGCGCCGGAAGCAAATAAGTTATTTGTTGCCGGTATAGCTGCGCTCGGTAGAGACTCCGCAATATCCGAATCACCAACAGCGGTGACTTTGTAGTTTACATTGGTGTCTGGAGAGTTTTCAGCATATTGAAGCGTCCAGTTTACCGCAATGGCAGTAGTGCTGTTTGCAACAACCGGATCGCCGGTTTCAATGTAAGCAAGTGTGACTTCCGAGTTGTTCGGTTTTGAGCCTACATGATAAAAACCGGAGCTAATACCTGCTGCCGGTAATCCTGAAAGATAAACAGGATCGCCCACAGAAAAATATATTTCAGGATAATGAGCCGTCGTTCTAAATATCGCAACATGCGCCAAGCCAACACCTTGTGACGAATCACCCTGAACCTCATTTATACTAGTTCTGCGGCCGAAGTTTACACTTACATTTCCATTGGTTGGCGCAGATAGCGATGGTGTAAATGTGACATCTACAAACCTCCAGTCTAGGGTGTCGTAGCGGCGTAGCTCTGCTGGAGGGTGGTTGGGATGGACAAGCGTCAGGACATCGTTTGACTGGACGTAGTTGATGTCGAACAGCTCTGATTCGGTGTAAGTATTGACAACCTCATAGGGTGACGCGCCGTCCAGCAATGTCCCACCGTCAGAGTGAAACCTGAAGTATCCTGCACCAAGTTCAATGACGTAGGTCTGGTCAACCGAGAACGTGAACGGGATCAGCCGCGTCTTCTTGGTGCTGTCCTTCACCTCTCTGACCAGAGCGAACCCGGGACGGTTCTGTGCCGGACCCTGCGGCTTCGCGATGAAGTTTCGCATCTTCGCCGCGCCGGTCTGATAGCGGATGTCGTCGATGCGCCCGAACATCTCCGGGCTGACCTCGCCGCCAGCGAACGAACGGAGGTAGTTGCGGGTGTTAGGCATCAGCGGTTTGCCATCCAGGTCACGATGTGCTCAGGCTTGGTGTTGCTCTGGATGCTGTCCGACCGGCGAGCCTCGCTCAGGTAGAAAGCCATCATCTGGGCACACCGCTTGGCTTCGGCCGCACCTTGGTCGCCCTTGATAATCGGGCCAGCCAGCATCCCGGCGAGGTGCCAAGACAGGGCCATGATGAACGTCGGCGAGAACTTGGTCGTGTCCGTGACCTTCGCGACGTAGCGCATCTGCGCCGACTTCTGGTCAGTGCGGATGACGCGGCTGCCGTTGGCGTCCAGTTCGATCGTGTAGCGACGCGGGACATACTGCCCAGCAGCGATCATCGGCGTCGTGATGATGGCGTCTGCGGGCGCGTAGCGCGTGCTGTAGTCGTCTTCGTTGTCGTCACCCTGGACGGCCACAACCGTCAGCAGGTCTGCCGGGGCTGCATACACGTAGTCCCACTCTGGGATCGTGCCAGACACGGTAGCCAGCGCAGAGCGACGCATGGCGAAGTTCCATGGGTGCTGCTCTAGCAGCGTGTCGCGTGCGATCGGGTAGAACCGAGCGCAGTGAGCAGCCTGCGCCGACCCATCGGGTGGCGAGATGCTAGAGACGTTAGCTACGTCACCGAGGTGACCCAGTGCAAGGTTGCAGATGTCAACGGCTGAGGTCATGAATCACCCCGGTGAGTAGCACGTCAGGATTGAGTCTTGCGCGGACGCCCGGGCTTACGCTTGGGCGCGGTCTCCGCTGCTTCTTCGGCAACCGGCTCCTGAACCTCTGGCTCTTCAACCACAGGCTCAGGGGCTGGCGGGTCCAAGGGTTCCAGATACCGGGGGGCATCACCCTCGAACTCAACAACGTCGCCGGGCCGACGGATCAAACCGCCGACCAAGCAACGTTCTTTGACCATGTATCTAGCCATGCGCTAGATCAGACAGTGAAGCCGGAAGCGTAGAACTTCAGACCGTCCTGGACATCCAGAACAATGTCGGTCGTCACTTCGCCAGCGGTCACGCCCGCAGACTCAGTGCCAACGATGACATACTTGGCGCTAAGAAACTGCTTGCCCGTGCCGTAGATGTCCGGCGGGATGCGAAGGGCATACTTGCCGTCGGCGTTCAGGTCGGCCCTGACAATCGCATCGGTCGCAGCGATCACAACCGGTGCCGTGGTCATGTTTTCGTTGCTGTCGATGACGATCTGGAAGGCAAGGCTAGTCAGACCAGCAAAGTCCTTCGTGACCGAAAACACCACGTAGAGTTCGCGGCCTTCGCCGACATCGCGGGCGACGCCAAGATCAACCACGTTGGTTGCCTTGACAGTCGTGTTGGTGCCAGTGACCGCCTGACCATCAGACAGCCGCAGAAGTGCGTCAGTAATCATGTAAGTGTCTCCTTGTTTGTGGGCCTGGATCAGACCAGAGCTTCGTTGTTGAGAAGGGCGTCCACACGACGGATGGGGACACCAAGGAAGCTCAGGTAGCTCTGAGCCGTGCCGAACTGCGTCGTAGCGGGCTGGATCGCCAGCACGCCCTGCGACTTGTCCATCGCCATGTTGGCAAGGGACGAGTGAACCGTGCGGTTCATGTAGAAGACCGGCCGACCCATGGCGAGGTTCGGGATCTTGTAGGTCGCCTGCGTCATCAGCTTCAGCAGGTTGGTGCCCGCAGAAAGCGCCTGCGTGCCGGTTCCGGCGATCAGCTCCGCAACGTCGATGTTGGCGATGCGGACGACGTAGCGCCAGTCCTTGACCACCAGACCGGTCTTCCACTGGTAGCGCGTGGCAAGGGCCTGCATCCGGTTCGCGCCGTCGTAGACGGTCTGCTCGCCGAGGTCTTCGTGCATCAGACCAGCCTTCGACCCCTTCGGGAACGGGCAGTAGACGGTCTGATCGCCCCAGACGACAAGGTA